GCGAAAACGCTGGATGAAGGAAAATATACCATCAAACTCCTTATGCGATGATCCGAGAGTAGCGGAGATCTTGATAGACATCAAGCGTCTTTGCCGCGCCTGCCCGGACACTGAATGTAATGCGAAAGGATTGTCCAATCAAATGGCCGAGGATCTCTCTAATTTTGATTGCCCGCAAATTTATAAATTTCTGACAAACTGATATTAAACTTTTAAAAATACCATAAACCCTGTGAGATTTACTCTCATGGGGTTTTTTTATACTCAGAAATTTCAATTTGCGGGTTTCCATAAATGGGAGTTCCCAAAAGATCAAATGTGCTTGAAAAGGAGGACAAAAATATGAGCGAGTTTTCATCCTTGGCTGAGAAATGGCCTTCGAGTTTCGTTAGTCGGCAAGAGGTCCCACGGTTCACGGGGGGGATTATAAGCGAGAAATATATTGCCAACTTGGATTGCAAGGGGTTGGGGCCCAAAGGTCGAATACGGGTCGGGAGAAAAATATGCTATTCAGTCTCTTCGATTATTTCGTGGTTGGAGGGTCGTTCGGAGGTTTGCGATGAAAAGTAAGCCGAGAAAGCTACTGTGGAAATTTGTGCTGATTTATGCCGAACACATTTTGACACGTATGAAGTGGACCCCCAAACGGTCACTGATACTGATAACGCCAAAAGGGAAAAGAAACCCAATAAACCCGGGAGCACGAGCCCTTTAACGAAACACAGTAAACATCGCAAACGGTTGAATAAGATTTCGGCACGATCCAGGAGGCGAAACCGGGGATGAACTGGACCGAACAACAGCTTGCTGATTACATGGCGAAACTGAACGACAGCAGAGAGCCGGTACTCCCCCGTGATGAAACTCCTGACCTCGGGCCGGAATCCGGGTTGCAGACCAAATGTCTGGGATACTGTAAAGACCACGGATACCTTGTTTGGCACGATTGGTCACGGAAAAAAAATAAGGCCGGTTGGCCGGATCTGATTTGTTTTTTGCCGAAGTCAAGGTTGGTTTTGGTTGAACTCAAGGCCGCTGGCAGGAAGTTGCGGCTCGAACAGCAGGCCCTAAAGAGGCAGCTTATGTATTTGGGATTCGAAATTTATGTGGTGAGGAGTTTTTGGCGGTTTGTGGAGGTAATTCAAGGTGGCAAGTGAAGGAGGATAAAACAATGCCGATATGGGCAGCATGGTCAATTATCGTAATCGTGGCGTTTTTGGTTGGGTTGGGGTTTGGTTATATGGCTGGCCCGGGCACATGGACGTCTAAACCCCACAACAACACAGGGCAGCGCAAATGACCTGCCCTCACTGCAAAAGCGAAGACATTCGCGTTGACCGAACGCGAAAGTACGATAATGTGGTTTTCCGGTGGCGAGTTTGCCGGAACTGCGGGAAGGCTTTTACCACAGAAGAAACACGATCCAGTGAAAAAATCACCAAAAACCCCTCCTAAAACTCAAAAAAAAGTCCACATATAACATATGTACCATATGTGGACTTTATCCTGTTGACTTCCACAACATATCCGGCTGACAATTTACGCTAATCTTTTTCCTACCATAGGGGAGCCTTGGAGCGGCCAAGGCTCCCCACCCACCCCTGGAAAGAGGGAATCGAGGGCGTGTAAATGCCAGCAGGAAGACCGACAGACTACGATCCTGAATATCATCCAGCAAAAGCCTATGAATTCTGCTCGGATCTCGCTTTCACTGACGTAAAACTCGCCCGTCTCTTCGATGTTTCAAAAGCCACAATCACTAATTGGAAAAAAGCACACCCTGAATTCTTAGCCTCCATAAAGGGGGGAAAGGACGAATACGACTCGGATAAGGCCGAGAGATGCTTAATGAAACGGGTCGAGGGGTTTCGCTATACCGAGACCACAAAAGAGCTGAGTCCAGCTCCAAACCCGAAAACCGGGGAAGGACAACTCATCGTTACAAAGAAAGTCAGGAAGCAGGTCGCTCCTGATCCCACCTCAATGATTTTCTGGCTTAAGAACAGAAACCCCGGAAGATGGCGGGATAAGCGAGATATAGAGGTCGAGGGGGAACTAAACATCAACCTGATTGATTCGTTTAGCGAGGAAGGGAATGAATGAACATTCCGTTCAACTTCATTCCGCGCAACTATCAGAAACCATTATTCAATTCGATCAAGAAAGGGCTTAAACGTGGCGTTTCTATTTGGCATAGAAGATCCGGGAAAGACAAGACCTTCATCAACCTCATGGTCAAAGAGTCTTTTAAGCGGGTCGGCGCCTACTACTATTTTTTCCCCACGTACAATCAGGGCCGGAAGATCCTGTGGAACGGGATGGATCGAGACGGCTTCCCCTTTCTCGACCACATCCCGCAATCTATCAGGACCAGCACGAATAAAACAGAAATGCTCATTACCCTCCGCAATAGATCTCTTTTCCAGGTTGTGGGGAGCGATAATATTGATTCTATCGTTGGGACAAACCCTATTGGCTGCGTGTTCTCGGAGTATGCGCTCCAGGATCCGCGCGGTTGGGATTTTGTCAGGCCTATTCTCCGGGAAAACGGAGGATGGGCCTTTTTCAACTTTACTCCCCGGGGACACAACCACGGATATCGTCTTTACGAGATGGCGAAGAACAACCCCGCGTGGTTTTGTGAAGTCCTCACGATTGACGATACCGGCGTTCTCACGGAAGCGGATATCCAGGCAGAGCGTGACGAGGGCATGGACGAAGACCTCATTCAGCAGGAATATTATTGCAGTTTCGAGGCCTCGGTCCTTGGCTCTTACTTTGGAAAACAGCTTGCCCTTGCGCGATCGCAAGGCAGGCTCTGCAACGTTCCGATTGTCCCGGGCGTCCCGGTTGATACGTTTTGGGATCTCGGGATTAACGACACCACGGCTATCTGGTTCACCCAGACCGTTGGCCGGGAGATCCGTATCATCCATTACGAGGAATATTCTGGAGAGGGCCTGGAGTTTTACGCGGATCTTCTCCGGGAGTTGTCGAAGGATCTGGGGCTCAGTTATGGCCGGCATGTTGGGCCTCATGACGTCGCGGTTCGGGAGCTCGGTACCGGAAAGAGCAGGATCGAGACCGCGGCGAGCTATGGTCTTAAATTTGAAGTGGCTGCCAGGCCTGAACGAAAAGAGGATTCAATTAATGCGGCCCGGAAGATCTTCCCTTACTGCTGGTTTAACGAAACGCGATGCGAGAGGGGAATCGATGCTCTCGCCTCCTATCACAAGGGATGGGACGAAAAAAACAGGGTTTGGCGAGTTAGCCCGGTTCATGATTGGGCGTCAAATGGCGCTGACGCTTTTCAAACTATGGCCCTCGGTCACAAGTTCCAGACTGTTGGCGGCGGGTTCACTCCCAATCGGACTGCTACAAAACGCATCAATACCTCACGTCATCTTAGTCCAAGGAGGCGTTAGCTGATGCCAATTAAGCCTGCATTCCAGAAGCCGGATATCAAAACCCTGCAAATGTGGGTGTCAGAAGCGCATTGGGGTTCTCTCGATTGGCGGGCGGAGTCCTGGCGTGACGAGGGCATGTATGACGGGGCGCAATGGGATCAAGATGACGCTAACGCAGCCTCCGAGGCCGGGATAGAAATGCTGACTATCAACCGGACGTTCCCGGTGATCAACCTCATCCTGGGCACACAGGCGATCAATAAGTACGACATTCTGGCGAAGGCCCGCACTCAAGACGATTCCGAGTTGTCTCAGACGATGAGTGAGGCAATCCAGTTCGTGATGGATCAGTCTGACGGGTCGTTTTTGGTGGGGAACGCCTTCAGGGATGCCATTGTCCCGGGGTTCGGCTGCCTGTCTCCCGGGTTTCATCCTGATCCGCGTAAGGAGAAGGTCCGCATTGCATACCGTGATTGGAAGGAAATCTGGTGGGATCCCTTTGCATCTCCATGGTTCAGCCCGCTGGATTGTCGATATGTGTTTCACCAACGGTGGATGGACTTGTCAGCCCTGCAGGCCATGTTTCCCAAGAAGGAGCAGGAACTGTCGAACTATTTCTCCGATGTTTCGGGCGGCATGAAAAGCGAGTGGAGCTCTATTTTCGATGATGAGGCCTCGCTTGTAGAGGAGGAAGCGCGGGTCATGTCCGGTTCCGATTGGGCGGATTTGGGTAGAACGCGCGTAAGACCGGTCGAGATGTGGTACACGATTTTTGATAAAGCCTGGTTTGCCCTGTTCGCTGATGGCCGTGTGATCGAGTTGCGTCAAGATATGGAGCCGATGGAACAATATCAAGTTATCCAGACGTCCCGGGAGGTAGTCTCAGCAACGATCCGGCGCGTTCGTGTCGCGACGTTCTTGGGCGAGATTCTTCTCCAGGATCTTCCCACCCCGTATCCCCACGATCAATTCCCGTTCATTCCATTCGTTGGATACATAGACCGCTATAAACACCCCTACGGTGTCCCGCGGCAGATCCGGGATCAAAACATTGAGGTCAACAAACGACGGTCAATGGCCATGGCGCTTTTGTCAAAGAGACGGACGACTGTTGAAGACGACGTTGCCGGTGACAAAATAGGCCTCCAGAAGGTTTTCGAGGAAGCGAATAAGCCGGACGGGTTTGTCGTGGTAGGCCCCGGGAAGATCAATAGCATCAAAATCGAGGAACATCAGCAACTTGCCGAATCCCAAGTCTCCATCCTCCGGCAATCGGAGATTGAGATCCAGCAGATTTCCGGCGCGAACGATGAACAGCTTGGCTATCCGAGTAGGGCCGAGAGCGGGCGGGCGATCGAGAAACGTCAGAGGCAGGGCGCGACGGTCACGGCGCCCCTTTTCAATAACCTCCGACGCTCTACCAAGCTGTTAGGTGAGCAGGTCATTTCCTTGGTGCAAGGTGCATGGACCGGAGAGAAAGTACTCAGGATCACCGACAGGCTCACGGGCGCGGAGAAGTTTGTCGCGATCAATGAGCCGGTACAGGGGCCAGGCGGTCAGGTCGTACTGAAGAATAACATCACACAGGGGAAATATGACCTGATTGTCTCCGATGCTCCGCAGACCGACACGGTTAGAGAGCGCAACCTGGATCTTATTATCGAATGGGTGAAGAAGAGTCCGCCGGAGATTATCCCCCAGTTGATGCAGCTTGCTTTTGAAATGTCCAACATCCCGAACAAAGAACAGCTATTGGCCAGGTTGAGACCTCTCTTGGGTGTTGCCCCTGGCGAAGAGGATCTGAGCGCAGAAGAAATCAAGCAAAAGACCATTGAGCAGCTTGAGGCGCAGAAGCAGGCGCAGCAGGTGGCAGTGGAGATCGAGCAGAGACGGATTACCCTGGAGCTTGACCGGATAGAGGCCGAGACCGAGAAGGTTAAGGCCGAGACACGAAAGATATTGCAGTTTCCGCAGATTGAACGGGAGAAAGTGGCCGCGGCCAAATCCAAGCTGGAATTGGAAGGATTTAAGACCGGGTTTGATATGCAGGCCAAGGCGGATCAGGCCCGAGCAAAGGAATATGAGGGATATCAGAAGAAATTGAATCAGGGAGGCGGATCATGACGCCACAACAGGAAGCGGTTATCGAGCGCAAGATCGAGAAACACTTCCAAGGTCACAGGGAATTACTCCCGGGGCGTGACTACAGGTTTAATGTTTTCCGGTTCCGGGATGAAGACGACAAGTTCAGTGCCCGGTTTGACAAGGTATTCCCGGACGCGCCCGGATCTCCGGAATGGTTCGAGAAGAAGTTCGGAGGGGTGAGATGAGAGGCACAGTAGCGAAACGAATCAGGCGGGAAGTGTACGGCGATAACGCGACGCAGGATAAAGGCTATCGCTTGAAGGTCTTCGAGAAGCTGATGGAACTTTATCACCAGAAGAAGAGAAGCAGGGTTCCGATTACCGTCGTCACTACAGGCCTTCGCAAGCAGTATCAGCAGGCGAAACAGGTGTATTATGCAGGGGCCAGGGCATGACAACAGAGGAAGCGCTTCAACTTCAAGCAGAGATCGAAGCGTTTTGCCGAAAGCACAACCTTTGGTCAACGATTGAGCATATAAGAAAGCCGGGTCTCAAGCTGATAAAAGCCGAGATCTATATCAAGGTAGACAACTAAGCAGGACCCAACACGCGCACTGTAACAGGCCGGTTGGTTTCACGTGGAACGAGTTTTCACGTGTGACTGATCGGCCTTTTTTTTCGTCCGGCCCACGTAACGGGCCACCAAACTACGGCGGACGCTCCGCCGATACCCGAGCGCACGTCATGTCCATGACGCAAAAGGAGGACCGACAATGACAGAAGAAACCACATCCCAGGCAACACAAACCGCAGCATCGAAAGAACAGGCTGCAGAAACCAAACCCGCAACCCCTGAACCCGCGTCAATTGACAACACGGTTGATGTGGAAGCAGAGGCAGAGGCCCAGGCCGTAGAGTTTCCATCTCTTTTCGAGACCGAGAACGTTTCCGAGGCCGAGTTAAGAGGCGAAGAAGAAGCGGCATTAGAAGGCGACAAACTCCCTGAAGGCAAGTCAGAGACGAAAGAAGCGGCGGCGTCTCCGCCGAAAGACAAGAAACCCGAGGGGGAAAAAGCTGCTGAGAAGGCCCAGGATGAACAGGGGAAGCCTCCCAAAGGGTTTGTCGCTATCCAGGCACTTCATCAGGAGCGGGGTCAACGTCAGCTTCTCACGCAGGAGGTTCAGAACCTACGTGCGGAGTTGGAAGCGGTAAAGCAGGGCCGGGAAGAGATCCGAGGCTCCGAGGAAGAGAAGCAGGTCGAGGAAGAGGCTTTTGAAGTCTTGTCCGAAGCGGCTTTTAACGAACTCGTTGAAGAAGATCCGGTGGAAGCGATCAAGTACGACCGGAAATTAAGGGTCTATGAAGCCAGGCAGGCCGACAAGGCCGTAGAACAGGACACTGTAGAGCAAAGCATCGGGATGATGGCGGCTGCTGTGCCCGGTCTTTACGACACGGACAACGACGTAAACCGGAAGCTGAGTGATTTTGCAGCCGAGAAAGGGTTTGCGGATGTAGACGGGTTGGCTCTGATTACAGATCCGAGGACCCGGATTATCTCTCCGGATGGCGGACCCCCGCAGATCCTTGGAGAGACAGCGGCAAACTTGGTGATCATGCTCAACACCCTTTTTCAGGAAGTGTCGACACCCAGGACACCGACAGAAGTTGAAAAGGCACTTACCGAAAGGATCAGAGCACAGGTCACAAAAGAAGTGATGTCAAAAATAAAACAACCAGCCGGAGCAGAACACAAAAGCCTGGGAGACATCCCCGGGGATGCCGGAGACGACGCCACTTTGATGCGGGCCATGACAGAGGCGGATTTCGCAAAGCTGTCAGAGGCCGATCAACGACGTTATCTCGGCGGATAACCTTTTTGTGTACTGCCATGGCTGCACAACATAGGAGGTCAGGACAATGGCTGCAACTGAATTCGCATTAGGCAATGCGCTGGCAGTACAAAGATGGTCCCTCAGCCTCGCGCGAGAGGCTGAGGTCAGACAGTATTTCAGGAAGTTTATGGGGACCGGCCCGGATGCCCTTATCAAAGTGCAGACCGAATTGAACAAGCAGGCCGGAGAGAAGATTACCGTTGCGTTGAGAATGAAACTCGCAGGCGACGGTATCGAAGGCGATAACGCCATTGAAGGAACGAGTGCAGAAGAAGCCCTCACCTTCTACAACGATGCGCTCTTTATTGACCAGAGACGGAAGGGCACGAAGTCAAAGGGCAAGATGAGCGAGCAGAGGGTCCCGTACAGTATGCGAAAAGAAGGCCGGGACGCTCTGGCAATGTGGTTTGCTGAGGATTACGACCAGCAGATCATGACGTATCTGGCGGGAGCCCGCGGGGTTGACACCTCTTTCCATGTCGGGACATCGTGGACTGGCAGGGCAAACAATACCCTTCAATCTCCCGATTCCGCTCACCTCATTTATGCTGGATCGGCTTCAAGCAAAGTCACGGTTACCACATCAGACCAAATGGACCTGAACGTAATCGAGCGGTTGGTTGCAAAAGCCGAGACCACAGACCCCATGATCCAGCCATTTATGCTCGATGGGGAAAAGCATTTCGTGCTCTTGATGCACACCTTCCAGGCCTACTCCCTCCGGACCAGCACATCAAGCAATGACTGGATCGAAATTACCAAGGCGGCAGGACCGAGAGGGGACAAGAATAACTTGTTCCTGAATGCCCTTGGAACGTATGGCGGCGTCATTATGCACAAGCACCGCAACGTGATCCGGTTCAGCGATTATGGCGCAAGTGCAAATCTGGCGGCTGCCAGGGCGCTCTTTTTGGGCGCACAGGCAGGCATGATCGCGTGGGGCGGCGGGTCTTCTTATGGTCGGTACTCCTGGAATGAAGAGACCGACGACAGAGGAAACGCCTTGGCAATTACCGCCGGGACGATCTACGGGGCCAAAAAATCCCGTTACAACTCGGCAGATTTTGGCGTGGTTGCGGTTGACACCTACGCGGTAGATCCGAACGCCTAACCTATAAACCAGGAGGGGGAGTATAACTCCCTCTCCAATTTCAAATCAGGAGGTTTTTATCATGGCAGCTACAACCGTTTATTCCACCGCAGTAATCGCTGGCGTCTGCCCGGATCATTGCATTCCTGCCGGGGTGGTGCTTTCGAGGACCGGGACCTATACCGCAGCAGCAGCCCTGGATGCGAATTCCGTCATCCAGCTTATCCCCATGCCGATAGGCGCTCAGCTTATCGATTTGATCGTTATGTACTCGGCACTTGGGGCTGGCAGGACCATTGACGTTGGGACCGGTGGCGATGTCGACATGTTCTTTGACGGACTAAGTGTCGTCGTTGCAGGACAGGCCCGCATGTGCGCAGCGATCGGCGGAGCCGTGGCCAATACCGCACCGGCGACCTTTGTTCATGGCGCTAACGCCCTGGCGGCTACATGGCCCTATGAGTTCACGGTCAATGACACCATTGACGCCATAATCCTCGGGGATACGTTCCCGATCGCCGGCGTTATTACCGCAGTGGCGATCTACAAACAGGAGGGTGCGATCGCCGACGAGACGTAACCTCTAACTCCATCAAATTAGGGGCCGGCTTCCTTCCGGCCCCTAAGGAGGATCAATCATGCTGGCTAAAGTGAAGTATTCCGGAAAACGCTTACCCTGGACCATCTCAATGCCGTGGCTCACTGTTCCCGGAATTGTTTTCGGGCAGGATCGCGAGGCCGTTATAGATCTCAGGGACGCGAAACGGCTCTGTGAAGAGGCCCCGACAGACTTTGCAATCATCGGGGTTATTGAGGACCAAAAGATCGAGGCAGCGAAGACGGAAATCAAAGTGGAAACCCTTTCTATCAAACCCAAGAAAACGGCTCCTGCAAACAAACGGAAGCCGGTCAAAAAGGAGTAGCGAGAGATGGCAACAATAACCGGTACCAATATTGTGAGCAGGGCCGCCATTGTCCTACAGGATACCACTGGCGTTCGATGGCCGCAAACCGAGGAATTACTCCTTTGGCTCAATGATGGCCAGAGGGAAATCGTTCTGCGGAAACCGGATGCCTACTCGCAAAATGCGGTCGTCGCATTGGTCGCGGGGACAAAGCAAGCGATTCCCGCAGCAGGCATCCAGCTTTTGGATGTTATCCGGAATATGGGGACCGGTGGCGCAACTCCGGGTAGGGCGATCACCCGAATAGATCGGGAAATCCTGGACGAGCAACGGCCGGATTGGCACTCGGAGGTCGCAAGCGCCATAACAAAACATTACATGTTCGACCAGCGGGATCCCAAGCATTTTTACGTGTACCCGCCGCAACATGCCACGCCCGGGCAGGTTGAGATGGTATATGCGTCGTCTCCAACAGACCTCTCGGTGCTTACCGCCACGATCACCCTGGACGATATTTATTCGGGGGTTCTTTTGGATTACATCCTCTATCGAGCTTACAGCAAGGATGCGGACCTGACTCCGACTGCTCCAGCGCGAGCGGTAAGTCACTATAACGCGTTCTTGGCCAGCCTCGGAGCCAAGGGGCAGATCGACCAGACAGTCAACCCAAACGCCTACGATTTCAAAGAAGCCATGGAAGCAAGGCAGGTGGGCCGGGGGCAGTAAACCATGGCGTATTACAAGTATGATTTCTATAAATACGTTGCTCCTGATGTGTACGGGGTTCCTGAACCTACGGTCGAGGATACGGTAGAAGATGTGATTATCGACTTCTGCCAGAAGACCTCTTTCTATCGTCAATGGCTGGAGGATCAGATCTCCGTTTATGAGGACGATGAGGAAATCGAACTTGACCTCCCGGGCAATACAGCAGTCGTCGAGGTTATTGCTATTCAGAAGGTCGAGACCGATGGCAGTTACGGAGACATCATCGATCCTGATACCTACGTCTTTTCCAACCAGGGTGACGAGCCGAAGATCCTCTTTAACGATCCATCAGATGAAGAGTATGACGCGCGAGTACGGGTGGCATTAAGGCCGTCTGTCGGATTCTCCATTGTGCCTGACTGGATTTACGAGGATTGGCGCGACGTGATAGCCCATGGGGTAAAACAACGTCTGTTGGCTATGAGGTCTAAACCCTGGTACGCGCTAACCGAGAGTGAGCAGCACCGGGCCTGGTATGAGCAGGGAATCCGTAAGGCATCAAGGAAGGTCGTACAGGAAACCATCAACAAGATAGCCCCCCCAATAAAGAGGTACATCTGATGGGTTTCAATGTCACGAAAGTCAATATGTATATCCCCCAGGGCGCAACGTATGGCCATAATTTTCTGTATCGGCAGGAGAGTGACGGATCAATTATTTCACTCAATGGATACACGGCGCGGCTTCAGATCCGGGAGAAGGCGACAAGCACAACGACCTTGTATGAGGCTACGACTAACGAGGGGGACGGCCTGACAATAACTGGCGCTCAAGGGGAAGTATACCTTGAGATCCCTGCTGCTACTACGGCGGCATGGATATGGACTAAAGCGGTTTATGATCTTGAGATCGTCTCCGGGACCGGTAAAGTCTCCCGGATAGCAGAGGGGAACGTAAAGGTTTCCCCGGAAGTCACACGATAACGGAGGGCATACCATGGGAGCATTTTCAGATTATTTGGAGAATGAGATCATTGATCACGTTCTCAATAATGGCAGGGCCTTGACCTACACCCCACCGACTACGCTCTATATTGCGCTTTTTACGAGTTCCGGCGGCCTCGAAAACAATACGGTAGGGGAGCAGACTGAAGTATCGGGGGGCGCGTATGCAAGGCAAAGCCTGAACGGGTCAACGAATTACTTCACGGTCGCGGCAGGCGGGGCAACAAGCAATTATGACGATATCGAGTTCCTTGTTGCCACAGACGATTGGGGGACGCTCACACATATTGCGATCATGGACGCCGTGACCGCCGGGAATATCCTGTTCTGGGGGGCACTGATATCCTCCAAGATTATCGAGACCGGAGATCAATTCAAGTTCACGGCAGGCAACTTAGATATTACCCTGGATTAGCGGCGATCATGGAGGGCGTAACACCATGTCGATCGGGAACTCCATAAATAGCTTGCCGTTGGCCTACGCGCCTTTGACAGGGATGGGAAGGTATGTCGCTTATGCCCTGGCAAACCCGGCAGCCGAAGCGACCGTAACCCCCTTAGCCTCATTCATTGCAGATGCTGGGGTTGTTTTGGCTGGCGCCGGATACGCCACGCCTGTTGGGCTCAGAATTGCTCTGGCCTTTGTAACGGGTGCGACTACGTCCGCGACATCGTTCTCCGGGGTCCGGAGTTTCTTCGGGGCCTTGTTGGCTTTGGTAGGGGCTGAACTCTCCGGGGAAGGCATAAAGGTTAAAGACTCGGCCATTGCGGCGTTAGCTGCCCTGGCTGCTACAGGAGCGACTTCCCTTCGTATCCGGCAGGGTGCATGCGACTTTACAAGTGTATATATACCTCCAGGAGGACGATCTTCCGGACACGTCCTTAATTCATTTGCCCTGAATCTCGCCTCCTTAAATAGCAAGGCAGGACAATTTCGACATGTTATTGAGGCCCTTTGTTCCCCAAGAGCCTCCTTCATCGCGTCGCCATCGATATCTATCAAAGCAGATACTGTCGACCAGTCTCCAACGGGTAACGCCTTTTTCGGGGGATTTTTTGCTCCTGTAGTCGCGGCAGGCATCTCCCCTCTTCCCAATGCAATCTTTAATCCGAATCCAATTTTAACAGGGGCAGGCGGGTTTACTCCGTTCGGTGTTGCCCTTCGTGCTACTGGCGCGACATTCGCCCAGGATAGCGCATCTGCCGTTGTGTTAGGGAACTTTATTGCAGGCCCGAGCAAAACTCTCACCCTCATTTCTGCGTCAGCTTTTACTCCGTCCGTTATTTTTGCCCCATCGTTGGGAGTGAACATTACAAGTATCCTGGCTGCCATTGCTAAGCTTATGGCTGGAGGGGCGCTTTCGATGGACGGCTTAGCCGCAATGGTCATGGCCGGTTCGAGAATGCGGATTGGCTACGTTGATCCCATGTCCGCCTTAACCACTATGGCAGGGGCGCCGTGGGACCCTCTGGCGATCATCGAATCAATTATTTATGCGGATGCGTGGGATTCGGATCTCGGGGCTGTAGTGGCTGAAAACACCGTTTACCTGACAGACCTTGATTCTATCGTTTACAAGTCCGACCCTGAATCTATTGTATATGGCGAATTAGACTGACCATATAAGGAGATGTCATTATGAACATCCTGTTTGCAAATAACGCTAAGACCCTTCTGGACGGTACGCTTTTGATTGGAGGGTTGTCTGCTACCGTTGACAACGGCTCCCTGTTCCCGAGCCCTACCGGTGGGCAATTCTTCTACGCGACGATCCAAAATCCGGCGGACGATACCGACTACGAGATCGTTAAATGTACAGCGGTAGTCGGAAACGTTGCAACCATCGTGCGGGCGCAAGAGGGGACTTCGGCGAAAGAATGGGCGGATGGATCTCTGTTTGAGTTGCGGCTGACAACTGGCGGGATTGACGAGCTAAAGGCCCACGCAGCCGATCATCTCTTGGGTGGGTCTGCCGAAATCGACGGGGATAAACTGGATATCGACTTCAACCCCTCTAACTACACCCCTGCCACGACCCCTGCTGAGGTCGATAGCGTTGATCATCTCTCAGCCCATCTATACGGTCTCGATCAAAGGGTTGCTGCGGCCTCTCAGGATGCCAGGGGAACGATTGAATTA